AAGGATCTGGTATGAAATACAGAAATGAAATTTTAATGAATCCAAAATTTATGGAAACCCTTCAGAAATGTAATGAGTTTGAAGATTTCCCACCGAAGGATGCTTATTGGTTCAATCGGTTTGTAAAGAAAATGGCTTCCGCCAGTGAAGATTTTAATGATGTGCGAAACAAACTCATCAAGAAATATGGTGAAGAAGATGAAGATGGCAGTACAAAAGTTGCCGAGGTTCATATTCCTGCTTTCTCAACTGCTATGGGTGAGTTGATGGGAGAAGAGTTTGAAATTGAAGGTGTTAAACCAATCAAGTTCCCTGCTGACTTGAAACTCTCGCCGATTGAAATAGGATTAGTGGAAGAAATCTTTGATATGTCTGTATTTTTGGATGATGATGACGAAGATTAATCTTGGTTGTGGTCATGATTATAAAGATGGTTGGGTGAATGTTGATTTTTATGATGATTCTACGTGTGACATAAAGCATGATCTAGAAGTATTCCCTTGGCCGTGGGAGAACGATACCGTTTCAGAGATTTTAATTAAACATACTCTGGAGCATCTTGGTGCCGATTGGAAGGTCTACATTAAGATACTACAGGAGATGTATCGTATATGTGAAGATGATGCTCATATTCAAGTAGAGGTTCCCAGCCCTTGGCATTGGAATTATATCTCAGACCCTACTCATGTTCGTCCTGTTACTCCCGATGGTCTAAACCTTTTTTCCAAAGAACATTGTCAAAAGTGTATAGATGAAGGAAAATCAGAAACGCCGTTTGCAATGATATATGATGTTGATCTACGCCCTCATGATGTTGTCTGGAAATATGACCAATTGTGGCAAGGAAAAATTGACAAGGGAGAAGTTCATCGTTCTCAAATGGAAGAAATACACGGTAATTACAGAAATGTAGTAACTGAATTTCAAATACCTGTTGCAGTTGTGAAGTCAGAAGAATCAGAAAAAAAACACACTTATGAACACAAATTACACCTTCCGGGTGGTGAAATTCCCAGTAAAACTGAACCACCTTCCAACATAGTTAGGTCATAACTTCTTCTACATATAAATAATAGCAAGAGAATTATATTTATATTCATACCATAAGGAGAAATTGTGGCACTTATTCCTCTAAGAAAACAATCAGTAAATCTTGTAATCGACCAAGGTTGTAATTTTGAAAAGGTCTTTGAGTCCGCGAATACAACTGGGTCATCGGTAACAGTTGCATCTCATGGAGACAGTAGAACAACAACCGCAAAGATGAGAAAACACGCAGGTTCCTCTTCGGCAGCAGCTACTTTTACTACTGCTCTGACCGGAGCAAACTGCACGATTACTCTCACCAATTCACAGACCGGAACTATTTCAGCAGGAAGATATATCTACTCAGTTGATTTTTCACATACAACAAGCAGCGTTACAACTATAGAAAGATTATCTGAAGGAATAGTAACTGTAATTGCTCAAGCATCAGGTTAAGGAGATTTAGATGAGTTCAACCCAACCAGCAACCGAAACAGAACTAAAAGAATATTGTCTTAGACGATTAGGAAAACCTGTTATTGAAGTAAATTTGGCTGATGAACAACAGGATGACCTTTTTGATGAGGCATTGCAGATTTTTCAAGAATATCACTATGATGGTTCTACACAAACATATCTCCCAAAAGAGATTACAGCATCTACTCAAAAGTTAGCAAGTGCTCCTACTGGAACATTTTCAAAAAACGAATCCATAACTGGGGGAACAAGTGGACTGAAAGCAAATTTTCATGATTATCATAGTGCAAATACAACGATACGATATTACAGTCCAGAGAAAAAAAATAGTTCAAATGCAATTGCAATAGGTGATGGAAATACTTATTTTAGAGATGTGACAACTACATGGACTGCGGGCGAAACAATTACTGGTGGAACGAGTGGTGCAACTGCAGCCGTTCATGCTTCTACTACTCAGAGTTTGGGTGCTATAGATACTCATTATATTTCACTTGATGAAAAGTATGCCGGAGTGTCTGGTATTCTTCCGTTCTCAGCAAATTATGTTGGAAGTGGAATGTTTTCAGTTAAGTATCAATTTGCTCTGAATGAATTGTATCGGCTTGGAACTGATATGAAAAATTGGGTATTTGCTCAACAACATCTTAGTATGATTGATGAATTGTTTAGTGGAAAACCACAATTTAGATTTAACAAACATTTAGATAGGTTGCATTTGGATATTGATTGGGAACAAGATGTAGATATTGATGATCTTGTTATAATTAGAGCACACGAAGTTTTAGATGTAACAGCCTTTACTGATGGTTATAATGATGAATTTCTTAAAAAATATCTAGTGTCTCTTTTCAAAAAGCAATGGGGTCAAAATTTAATGAAGTTTGAAGGAATCCAAATGCCTGGAGGAGTAACTTTAAACGGAAGACAACTCTACGATGATGCACGGGAGGAACTGACACAACTTACTGAGGAATTATATACAAGATATTCAGGTCCAGATCAATTTATCGTAGGGTAATTTATGGCTACAAATCCACATTTCCAGCACTTTGATGCTACAAATGAACAGTATCTTGTTCAAGACTTAATTATCGAGTCTATCAAGATTTATGGTCATGATGTTTATTATATGCCAAGAACTTTAGTGAATGAAGATACTCTTTATTCCGAAGATACTATTTCTGCATTTAATGACGCTTATGTTGTTGAAATGTATATTAAGAATGTAGATGGCTTTGAAGGCGAGGGTGATTTTATGAGTAGGTTTGGTCTAGAGATTCGTGACCAAATTACATTTTCAGTTGCCCAAAGAACATTTAAAAATCTTCTGTTGGATTCGACTTATGATCGCCCAAAAGAAGGTGATATCATTTATTTCCCCCTTACAAAGAAAGTATTTGAGATTCGGTTTGTTGAACATGAATCTGTTTTTTATCAAACGGGTGCTCTTCAAACTTATGATCTTGTTTGCGAACTCTTTCAGTATGAGGATCAGGCTATTGATACAGGAATTGAAGATATTGACAAGATTGAACGAGAAGAGTCTTATTCAATTGATGTTGTTTTGGATTCTGGAACAGGAACGTATACCACTGGAGAAACAGTCTATCAAGGAACTAATTTGGCTAGTGCAAATACAACCGCAGAAGTTGTCAGTTGGACTTTATCTTCTAAGACTCTGAGAGTAATGAATCTTGTTGGAACATTTAATACAACTTATAATGTGGTTGGTGGCTCAAGTTCTGCTTCTTATTCATTTACTAGTACGGATTATCAACAGGATAAACAAGATACACTTTCTGATTCGTATAAACTTGAAATTGAAGCAGATGCAGTTCTCGATTTTACTGAATCTAATCCATTTTCGGAAGGTAATATCTAATGCTTGGAACATATTTTTATCATAAGACAATCCGAAAGATGGTAGTTCTTTTTGGAACTATTTTTAATGATATTTGGGTTAAGAGAACAAATAGCAATGATGTAGTAGTTGAACAGATGAAAGTTCCTGTGTCGTATGGGTCCAAAGGAAAGTTTCTTACTAGGCTGAAACAAGACCCAACTCTAACAAAGCAAACCGCTATTACTACACCAAGAATAGGGTTTGAAATTACAGCAGTAACTTATGACCCTGTAAGAAAACTCAATACTCTTGGTACAAATTTAAAAAAAGGAACTAATTCAGGAACATTAAAAAAACAGTATAATCCAGTTCCTTATAATTTTGATGTGGGGTGTTATATATTGGTGAGAAATCAAGATGATGGAACACAAATATTAGAACAAATCTTACCTCATTTTACTCCGGAGTTTACCGTTACTCTGAATACTATTGCGGACATGGGAATTAAAACGGATGTTCCTGTTATTTTGAATTCCGCATCAGTTGAAGATCAATATGATGGAGATTTTACAACTCGTAGAGCCATAGTATGGTCATTAGCTTTTATGATGAAAGGCTTTATATATCCAGACATTAAGGACAATAGTGCAGTTATTAAAAAGGTTGTTACAGATTTACATCTCGCAGGAGGAGGACAGGCAGTTGAACAAACGATTAGAATACTTTTGGAAGATTCTACATTACAAAGTTCTTATTATGTTCTTCTTGATAATGATCCGAATGAAACATCTTCAGTTGTCAAGTTTATTACGGAAGATTCGTCAGATGGTGCATCGACTGGAGTGGTTAGTAGACTTACTTCATCAGCCGATGGACGGAGTGTTGATGATACTTCAGAAGATTTTGGGTTTACTACGGACATTGAGAACTTTGATTTCCCGCGGGAATGGAATTCGGGTACTAATGCTTGGGAGTCTTTGTAGTATTTT